GCCGCAGGTAACTTAGCGGCCGCACAAACAGCGGCGGCGGCAAATCGTGTAAACCAAGTAACCCCTTACGGTAACCTTAATTACAGTCAAAATGGTACGGATGCTCAAGGCAACCCTACTTGGACAGCTACGACTTCCCTTTCCGATGTCGGTCAACAATTATTAAATAACCAAAATCAAACAAGTCTTGGTTTAGGTGGGGCAATTAATTCTCAGCTTGGCAATGTACAAAACACAATGTCACAGCCGTTTAATCCTAACCTTCCACAGGTAGGTATTAACGCTGGTCAGAATTACCAAGATGCGGCAATGTCAAGACTTGCTCCACAATTAAGTCAACAGCGTGAATTGCTTAATAATCAGTTAGCTAATCAGGGTATTCCCGTAGGTTCTAAGGCTTGGCAGACTGCACAAATGAATCAAGGTCAAAAAGAAAATGATCTTTTAGCCGCTAATACAACTCAAGGCTTTAATACTGGTTTAGCCGCTAATCAAAATGCGTTTAACCAACAATTGACCCAATACAATATGCCTCTTAATACTTTAAGTGCATTGCGTACTGGCGCACAGGTTCAAAACCCAACATTTCAAAATACCCCACAACAAGCGACTACTGGTGGTGCTGATCTATTAGGTGCGGCTACTGCTACTGGTAACTACAATTTGGCTAGTTCTAATGCCGCTAATGCCGCACAAAGTGGATTTAATAGCGGGTTAATGGGTCTTGGCGGAACATTAGGTGCGGCTTATATGATGTCACCAACTTCAGATATTCGTACTAAAGAAAATATTAAACAAGTTGGTTACTTAAATAATGGATTACCATTATATGAGTTTGAATACAAGCCTGAATTTAAAAATGATCCTTTAGCTGGACATGGTAAGTTTATGGGTGTAATGGCTCAAGAAGCACAAGAAGTGATGCCTGAAGCTGTTTCTACACGCCCTGATGGTTATTTGATGGTTGATTATGGTAAGTTAAATGGATAGTCAATACACAAATCCGTATACATCAACTTATGCGCCTGCTACATTTTCACAACAGGATGCACAAGGTCTTGGCCCTGTATTTCAAAATACTAATGCTCAACAACAGTATTTAGCGGCACAATTGCGTGAACAACAAGCATTGGCACAACATAAGAATCCACAACAAACACAGGGTAGCAGTATGAACCCTATGGATTTAGCAAAAATGTTAAAGAATAAGCCTGCTCAACAGCCTACAGATGCAACTGGCGCACCTGTAACCGATTACAGCACACCATATAACCCTGCAACGGGTCAAAGTTGGGATGTAACTGGTAGTGGTTTTGCTGGTAACGGTGGGTATGATCCTACTGCAATGGGTGGTATGAATGACTATTTAGGTCAAATGGGTCTTGATACTGGTGGCTTTAGTGGCGCAGGTGACTTTAGTATGGGCGGTGCTGGTGACAGTTTGGCTGGTGCTGGCGATAGTTTAAGCGGTTTAGGTGATATGTTTAGTGGTATTGGTGGATGGTTCTCAGGCATTGATTGGGGTGGAATGGGTGCAGGTGCGGCAACAGCCGCAGAAGAAGCCGCTCCAGCCGCCGCCGCCGCCGCATAAGGAAAGAAAATGGCAGATACAAATCAATTTAGCGCAACTCAAGCTGGGACAATGTCCCCTGAAGATTATGCACAACAACAAGCCTTAAATCGTCAACAACGGTTTGCTGATCTGTTAATGGCTCAAGGACAGCAACCACAAGGTCAGATGATAAGTGGTCGTTATGTACCGCCTAGTTTCTTTCAAATGCTTAATCCAGTAGTTAACCAATTGGCTGGTGCATATATTGGTAAAAAAGGTGATGAACAAGCTATTAAATTAGCTGAAAAAATTCGTGGTCAATATGCTGATGAATTAAGTAAATACCAACAATTGCGTCAAGGAACTCCTGCACAAGAAGGTGGTATTCAAGGCCCTAATGGCATGACTACACAGACCACACCTGATATGTATAACGCTAATATGTCACTTAATCCGCAATACAAACAAGTTGCTCCTGTTGCCGCACAACCACCAAATCCACAAGCCGCTAATATGTATGGTGCTAGTGTTGCTACAAATCCTGCTATCAAACAATATGCTACTAAACAATTGTTTGAAAATCCAAATTGGGCAGAAGTTAGTCGAATTAATCCAAAAACAGGTGAAACTGATACTTATACTTACGATAAAAACTCGCCAAATCCTGAATCAACGATGAGATTTTTGTCTACATCTAAACCAGCTTTAACAATGAACGAACGCTTATCATTACAAGATCGTGGTATCAATGTTCCTAATGGTGGCTCTATGCCTGTTAGTAATCAAGGCGGTGGACAACCTAATGTAGTTGGCGGTCAACCTAATGCTATGCAACCAACTGCTGTTGTTAAGCCTGTTACGGCTACTAATGCTCCAGTAAATGATTTAGTCAAAACTTATGGTTATGATCCATTTAAACCGCCACCAACTCCTGCACAACCAAGCCCACAAGCGGCTAGGGAATGGCAATCAGGGTTAAGTAAACCTTTAGATGGAACTGCCGCTAATACCGTAACTGGTGCTACTACTTATGTAGATGCTTTAGGTAAATACAATGACTATGTAAGTGGTTTATCTGCTTCACAGTTAGCAAATCCACAGGTAAGAAGTAGACTTAATTCTTTGTATGCACAAGTTAAATTAACTGGTAAAGAAGCTAATAATTTAGGCGTTCTAAATGGTGGTGATGAGCGTATTTTAGAAGAAGTTGTACCTAATTATTCTAATATCTTGGTTACCAAAAATACTGTTAAAAAGATTCTTGATGAACAAAAAGAATTTGGTAGCAGTAAAATTGTTGCCACATATAGAACGGCTCAAAAGCCTGTTCCTGAAAATATGCGTAAGTATGTGGTTGTTCCTAAAGTTGAAGAAGTGCCAACTGGCGCACCAAAACAAACTGGGGCAACTGCAAAAGCCATATTAAATGGTGAGCAAATAGAAGTTCGTAACGGTAAATGGGTTAATTCTAAAACTGGTCAGGAAGTTAAATAATGGCTGACGAATTGCCACCACTTCCAAAAGGGGCTGTTCTTGTAGAGGGATTACCACCTTTACCTGAAGGTGCTGTCATGCAACCTGAAACAGCCTATGATAAGTTTATCAACTCTATTGAAATACCTAAGATGCAGGGCAATGCTGTTGTAGGCCCTATGGCTGTTGCTGGTGCTGGAGAGTTAATTAAGGGTGCTGGTGCGGCTACTGAATTGCTTGCACCTGAAACTGGTCGGAATATTTCCCGTCTTGGTGAAAGATTAACAAGTCAAGTTAAAGAACAATATCCAGTAGCAGGAACAGCAGGACAGATTGGTTCTTATGCTATTCCATATACAGCCGCACAAAAATTGGCTACTGGTTTAAAAGCTATTCCACAAGCGGCTAACATTATTGGAAAAATTCCTAGTTTTGCTACTGCTGTAGGCGAGCAATCTGCTATCGGTGCAGGTACAAACGCATTATTAACTCCTAGTGTTGAAGATCGTGGAAATGCGGCCACATGGGGTGCGGCAACTGGGCCTTTAGGTGAAATTATTAAACCTGCGGCTAAACTTGGTGGATGGCTTGGAAAAGAGATTTTAGGTTTATCTACAGGCGCAGGGCCACAAGCTATTGAAGAAGCCGCTAAAGCAGGTGTAACTCAAAATCCACAGTTTTTACAAAATTTGCGTGGTGAAGTACCTGTTAAGAATGTTTTAGAAGCCGCACAAGCAGGTATGCAAACACTTAAAAATCAACGCAAACAGGCTTATCAAACAGGTATTGAAAGCATCAAGCCAAATCAAGAAATTGTGGCTGGCAAACCATTGCCTAAACCTGCTCCAAAACTTGACTTTGCCCCTATTGAAAATTCTTTTAAAGAGTCTGTTGATAATTTAAAAGTACAAGGTGGTGGCGATATAGCTTCTGCTGTTGGTGAAGATTCATTAAAAGATATTAATAAGATTAAAGCTGTTTTGGATGAATGGAATACCAAAAAAGGTTTACATACTGCTGAAGGTTTAGATGTATTAAAACGCAGAATTGATGACTTATATCGTAACGATATGACCAATGAAGCTAAAGCCGTATTGTCACAAACACGCAATTCTGTTAAACAAACTATTGTTAAACAAGACAAAAATTACGCCAAAACAATGTCAGATTATGAAGAATCATTGGGCGTTGAGCGTGAACTTGAACAGGCTTTAGGTCTTGGAGATAAGAAATCAATTGATTCTGCTGTACGCAGATTGCAGTCATTGACCCGTAATAATGCTAATACAAGTTTTGAGTATAGAAAACAATTAGCAGACATATTAAAAGAAAAAAGCGGTGTAGATTTAATGCCAACTTTGGCAGGACAGGCTTTGAATACTTATGTGCCAAGAGGATTGCATCGTATTATTCCAAGTTTTACAGCAGGAAGCGGTATTACGGGTGCTATGACTATTGGTGCTACAGGTTTAGCTCCATTAGCTACATTACCGTTACAAAGCCCTAGATTAGTCGGTGAAGCGACTTATGCGGCAGGAAGAATGGCAAAACCAGTATTAGATTTGGCAAATTCAGGCACTCCTGAACAAAGAAAGCTGGCAAAATTATTAATTATGAAAGCCGCCCAACAAGGAGTATCAAATGAGTAGAAACGGATCAGGTACTTACACACTTCCTGCTGGTAACCCAGTAGTAACAGGCACAACAATTAGTTCTACATGGGCTAATTCAACGCTTACTGACATTCAAAATGCTATTACTCAATCTGTATCGGCAGACGGTCAAACTCCCATTACTGGAGCATTACAAATGGGTGGCAACGACATACAAAATGCTGGCACAGTTACGGCTGTTACTGGTATATTTGGTGGGACATACTGATAAAATAAGCTATGGAATTCTATACTTACGCACATTCTAAGCCTAATGGCACTATATTTTATATAGGCAAAGGGCAAGGCAAAAGGGCATACGACTTAACTAAGCGTAATGTCTATTGGAAGCGTGTAGTAGAAAAGCATGGCATTCCTACAGTTGAAATATTAGCTGGCTGGAAAACTGAAAAAGAAGCATTAGACCATGAGGTTTTGCTTATTTCTTGTTTTAAAGATATGGGCTATAAATTGACTAATCTTACCGATGGTGGCGAAGGTTCGTCAGGATTTAAACATAATCAAGAATCTATTGCAAAAATTGTCAAAATTAAAACAGAAAATCCTAGCAAATATTGGTTAGGAAAACCACGCAGTCAAGAAACAAAAGATAAAATATCTAAAGCATTGATGGGTGTTGGCAGGCCACATACAGAAAAAGCTAAAAAGAAAATATCTTTAGCCCATACTGGTAAAAAACAAGCACCACCTTCGTTGGAAACTCGCAAAAAGCTATCACTTGCCACTAAAAAGGTTTGGGAAGCACGAAAACTTAAACAAATGGAAAAAAGGATTTAATCATGGCCCAAAGCGGATTTACGCCCATCTCAATTTACTATTCAGCGACAGCTACAAATACTCCTACGGCTGGTAATCTAGTTGCTGGTGAACTTGCTATTAATACGGCTGATGGAAAGCTATTTTACAAAGATTCTAGCGGAGTTGTGCAAGTTATTGGCACTAAAGGTGGCGTAGGAACATCATCTACTACTCAAGTCCTATATAACTCTAGCGGATTAGTCGTTGGTTCTGCCAATATGACCTTTAACGGAACAGCTTTAACTTTAGCTAATGATGCTTCTATATCAGGTCTTACTGTTGGTAAGGGTGGTGGTAGTGTTGCTACAGGAACAACTTTTGGTTATCAAGCCCTTAATTCCAATACAACAGGTGTTAATAACACCGCAGTTGGTTATCAAGCTGGATATAGTGCAACTGGTGGATTAATAACTGCTGTTGGTTATAAATCAGGGTTTTCAACAACATCAGGTAATCCTAATTTATTTTTAGGCTATCAAGCTGGTTACAGCAATACAACAGGCTCA